CTAAAAAAAATATAATCCATGGAATGACTTTTTTGTGCATTTTCGCATTAAGTAGTCTGTAGATTGCGAGTATAAACCTTTTTTCTTACTGTTGAAATTATTGTAATCATCTCTGGACCCTACAACGAATTTTATGTTGTCTTTTGAATCGACGATTACCTTACTGAATAGTTCTTTAAAAGGAAATTCAGATATTTCAGTAATTGGACTCGTATAATTATGTAATAGTTTCTTGATTCTTGTGTAGTGATCGAGTGTATTGTATTTAGTAAGTAGAAGATTGTCTATAGATATTATTTCACTTCTTACTGGTTTAATCTTTTCTTTAACCCTAGATTCAACAATAGCATTAAAATCATCAGAAGAGTTTATTGTGTTTAGTGTTAGTAGGTATGGATTTAGTTTATGCAAAAGTAAGTCTTTACGCTTTATCAGTTTCTTTCTCTCATTACTTGAATCAAGGTGTGTTTTGTATTTTGATAATAGTTCCTTCTTATTTTTAATAATTGAGTTTATCATTTTTAACAATTGTTGATCAAAAACTTTCAAAGATACTTTATCAGATTCGCATAGCTTTTTTGACTTGTTTGATCTACAATGCATCATTGACCTAGAGTATTCTGTACCACTATGACTGACTCTGTGATTGTAGTTTTGTCCACAGTAAGGACAATACATAAAATCAGCATAAATCGATTTTTTTGAGTAGACATTTCGGTCCTGTTTAATATATTTGTCAATTCTTGCTAAGCGTACTTTATTTGCTTTTTTGAATAGTTCTTTTGATACAATAGGTTGATGATTGTTTTCTACATAATATTTGGGTAGAACATTATCGTTGACCTTTTTTAATTTAGATTTGAAGCTTGGTCTATAATCCTTTTGAAGCAAAGCATCACCTGAATATTTCTCGTTTTTTATAATGTTCATTACAGCATTTGGATACCACGATGTATTCCCATACACCGTTCTAGCATTAATATTATTTAATTCAGATATAATGTCAGAAACACTTGTACCGGTTGCGTATAAATCGAATATTCTCCGCACAATCTTGGCTTGTGGCTCGTTAATTATGATATTACCATCATTGTCCCTATCGTAGCCTAAAAAGGCTTGTGTGCAAAAATAGAAGTTACCCTTTTTAAAGTTTGTTCGTACGCTCCATTTAACATTTTCACTTACTATTCTAGCTTCTTCTTCAGCCATTCCAGACATAATAGAAATTACAAACTCAATCTTTGTATCAAATGATGAAATATTCTCTTTTTCAAAAAAGACTTCCACATCATGATTCCGTAGGTCTTGGAGTGTCGAAAGTGAATCAATCGTATTTCTTGCAAATCTTGATATTGATTTAGTAAGTATTAAATCAATTAGTCCATTCTTTGCCATGTTAATCATCTGATTAAACTGTGGTCTTTTTAATGTATTTGTTCCACTTTTACTTTCGTCTGCAAAAACACCTACATAGTTCCAATCATTATTTCTCATTATTTGAGATGTGTAAGTGTCTACTTGATTTTCAAAACTCATATGTGAGACGTCTTTACTTGATGAAATTCTTGCGTAGGCACAAACATTCTTTTTTGGTTTTTCTAGTATTAGGTCTTGTGGGTTAACGACTTCTCTAATTCTCATAATTGTTTACTCCAACATCTACTACTCTATAGTTTAGTTTTAGACCTTTACTCTCAACAGAAGAAGTAAGGATCGATGGTTGAATATATAGTGTGTCTATAAATTGTCTTGTAACCTTTTGCTCAATATCTTCACTACCGACGCATATTATAATTTCATTTTGATTTACTTGGATTATTTTCTTAGCTATTGAAACTAAAGCTTCTCTAGATAGTATTGTTCCACTTGTAAATAGAAAATTCTTTATCTGCTTGATTCTTTCTCTGTTTAAATGACTTTCAGCAAGTAACTGTTGCAGATCTAATTCTTTTTTTTGTAACTCATCAAGTATGACGATTTTTTCATTGTAGATACTTTTAAAACTTGCATTTTCAATATCATCTGTGCTAGCTATTCTAAGTTCGATAAGGTTTTTAATCTCTGTTTCGATTTTCTCAGTTTGTTTTCTTATTCCGGCTAAGGATTCCTGATGTTTGGTTGTATCTAGATTTTTTTCTAATATTCGGATAAAATCTTTAATAATCGTATTTTTATTTAATTTTTTAATTGCATCACCACAAGCTAATTCAATTAATGAATTCTCAATCGGCTTATTTGAGCAGTTGCTTGCACCGGTACTTTTACAACTTAGAACAATTCTACTATTCTTTGTGTTTGGGTTGTAGTGTTTTCTGTTTAGTTTTTTTAGACATTCTCCGCAGAATACAAGTCCACTAAGTGGGTACCTGTTTCTATAACGTGAATGCTCAATTCTATTGGCTCTATTACTTTTAATTTGTTGTACAGCATTGAATAGTTCTCTATCAATGATCGGTACGTGGTTGTTCATTATATGATATTTTGGAGCTTGTCCTGTGTTCTTTACAGACTTATGTGTTAGGTAGTCGACTGTTACTCTTTTTTGCAAAATTGCATCTCCACAGTATTTTTCATTCGTGAGAATGGTTGTAACGGATGCTGGCTTCCATATCACCTCTTGACGACCATTTTTGAAATTGTTATCCAATAAATGATTTGCTATTTCACGAGTCGACTGTCCAGAAATGTACAAGTTAAATATAAGCCTTACTGTTTCTGCCTGTTCTTCGTTTATAACAATTACTCCATCATCGTCCTTGTCATAACCAAGGAATCGCTTAGTATTAATATGGACCTCTCCTTTTTGATATTTCTTTCTATAGCCCCACTTAATATTTTCACTAATATTTCTTGATTCCTCCTGGGCTATCGAAGAGAAGATAGTTAATAGAAAGTCCACCTTATTATCTGTGGAGGATAAATTTTCTTTCTCAAAGAAAACTTCAACCCCTAGATTTCTCAATTCGTGGATTACTGTTAAACTGTCAACGGTGTTGCGGGCAAACCTTGATAAAGACTTTGTTAGAATTAGGTCTATCTTATTCTCTCTAGCGTCTTGTAGCATTTTTGAGAACTGTGTTCGATTCTTAATGCTAGTACCTGATATACCTTCATCTGCATACATCCCTTGGAATATCCAATTGGGGTGTTTTTTTATACGTCCAGTATATTCTTCGATTTGAACTCGATAACTATTAAGTTGATCAGCTGTATTAGTAGATACTCTTGCATACGCACATACACGTTTGATTTTTACTCCAACTTCCCCTTCGATAGAACTAAAGGGTCTTGTTGGTTCAATGATTCTTATTTGCTTTTGCAGCAATATTGCCACCTCCTTGTTGGTTTATTCATATATCACTTATAGTTGGCCTAATAGCAAGTCATTTTGACTTAACAAGCGGTCTTGCTACAGGAACACCAAACAATTCATTGATATCAAGAAGTGTTTTATAATATTCAAGAAAGTGGATTTCATTATTTTTATATAGATGTTCTAGAAGCATTTTCATGTGATTATAATTATTACTCTCTTTAGTTTCCATTTTTTCCTTTCCGGACATGAAAAAAGAGGAATTGCATATAGCAATTCCTCTCAGAATGGGGGACTTAAAAAAGTTTGTAAATGTTGATTCCTAACTTACCGATAGTAGTTTATCATGTATCAAAACATAAAACTACCTGCAAACTGCACAGTTGCTAAAAGAAATACGGAATCGACATGTTTTTTTTCAATTTTGACATGTAAATGCCTTTAAAGAGCAGACTTTCTGCTTGGGCTTTATTAAAAAAGAGTGGTTCATCATTAATATAAAAATAGCCACCATGGTTTTTGTTATAATGGACTTTGGAAATAAATGGCTTATCATAATATTCAAAGAGCATTACATGACCTTTTTGATTTGCATTTGTCTTCCAAAAGAACAAATTAAGATTCTCACTTTCATTAACACAGATAACATCATCAAGTAGAGTTGATATGGTATTAGGCATAACTTCTTTGAGAATACCTTCTGAACGTTCGTAAGTTCTGAAGGAGAGCGAATTGTTGTTTTTAAGTGAAAAGGGGTTTCCTACAATTGCATCTATCGAAGTGTTGTAAAATCCTGACAGGGTAATTAAATCATGTATTCCAATTTCCCTTGATCCATTTTCATAGTTGACATATCCTTGCCGAGATTTACCAATAATTGAAGCTACTTTTTTTGGTGATAAGTTATACGATTTTCTTAGTCGCTTGAGGTTTTCACTGATAAATAGTTTGTTAAACTGATCACTTTGGGTTGAATTATCCATAAAAACATCCTTTCGTTTTCTAATTAAAAGTATACAGTAACAAACGTTGCATTGTCAAATGAAAACGTATGTAAAAACAATAATATTAGTGAATTAATCGCTTAATGATAATGATTATAACTCTATTTGTAGTATAATGCGATATGTTGCTCTAGGTTATTTCGCTAATTAAATATTTGTTATATAATCGGATTGCCATCAAATTTTACAGTAAAGGAAGGATTATATTTTAAACTTAGATAAGAGACGCATAAGATATGAAAAACAGAAGGGACAAAATGTACCGCTACCAAGATTTTACTTAATGCAAAGAAGAATTGAACTGGGATACTCAGCAGAAATGGTATCTAGAATAATGGATATATCTCAATACTATTATTTTCAATTAGAGAATGGGCAACGAGGTAAACATTTAACAGTCAAAGTACTTCTAGATTTAGTAAAGGCACTGGATATGGAACCAATCAAGTTGTTAAACAGTGAAGCGGACTATATTACTGATTTAAATAATATTAATAAGAAATACTAAGTGAACATGAAAAAAAGCAATTCTCTGCGTACCCACATTAAACAATATATTGATTACATTGATGTGAAATCGGATACTAAAGTCGGGTACAGCAGGATTCTATTAGAGTTTGCATCGTATGTTGATAAACTACCTAACTTACCAACTAGGCAGGATGTTATAAAGTATAGAGAGTTAATAAAAAAACGACTGAAAGCTTCTTCAGTCCAAAAACATATTGTTGTGATTAGAAATTTCTACAGGTGGTACTACATTGAAGGTTATGGAGCAAACATAGCTGAAGGTGTTAAAGGAATGAAAATTGAATCAGACTTTAAACGAGAAGCTCTATCGATTAAGGACTCACAACGATTATTAAAAAGAGCAGAGACATTAGCAGAAATAGATATCATAGGAATCAGAAATTACACTTTGATTGCACTGCTTATAACTACTGGATTACGAACTATAGAAGTCGAACGATCCAATATTGATGATATTGTCAGAGTTGATGATGAACAAGTTCTATACGTAAGAGGAAAAGGACGTGATGAAAAGAATGAATATGTGAAACTGTCACCGCAAGTTTATAATCTATTTGAAATATATCAACAAGCAAGATCAGATAACTATGAATCATTATTCATTAACCATTGTTCAACTCATAAAGGGACAAGATTAAGAACAAGGATGATTCGAGGAATAGTAAAAGAATACTTGCGTCAAATAGGGATTGACAACCCTAGATATTCTGCACATAGCTTAAGACACACAACAGCAACCTTATCATTAGAAGAGGGAGCAACAATCGATGAAACGCAACAATTATTACGACATAAAGATCCAGCAACAACACAAATATATATTCATCGAATGAAAAAAAGAAAAGAAAAATACGAACATAAGATTAGTGATAGGTTGTTTGGTAAACCTTAACTAACATAACTTACTGGGAGGATCAAATATGATTAAGGAATTTGTAAATGTTGAACATGGAAAGCTAAGAACTTCTATAGTAGAGAAAGAACCGTATTTCTGTTTACTAGACGTAGCAAGACTACTAAATATTAAAAGCGTACAGGAGTGTAGAAAAATAATCCCCTCCAATGACATAAAGTACGTTACAGTGAAAAAAGAGAAAACTAAATTGTTTATCAGTGCGAAATACTTAACGACATGTTTGTTTCTATCAAGAAAACCGGAAGCAGACATGATATACGACTGGATGTTTCGCACAGTGCTTCCTCAATTGGTGAAGTATATTGATTACAAGGTAGAAGATTTTACTGATCCAAGTACAGTAGTCCAGTTCTTAGATGAATACCAGGACTTGAAAATACGAAATAACATATTGGAATCAACAATGAAACTTGATGCACCAAAACTGAGATTTATAGAGAAACTTCTGGGATCAACCAGTTGTGTCGACTTAGATGTAGTCCATGAAGTTGTTAAATATAGAGGAATCCGTAATAATGGTTTATTAAAGATATTGAGAGCTTCATATATAATTGATGAAGGAAACATACCCTACCAAGAGTTTTGTGATAGAAAACTTTTTAGAGTAGTAGAATCAAAAGTGATAGTGGGAGGAAGTGTTATCACAACAATCCGAACATTTGTATATAAAAGCGGAATAAGATTTATTGAGAAAATTCTCAAGGAGTATGAGGTAACTAGAAATGTTAAAACTTAAAGAACAAGAAAAAACATACACCATAAATGAAATAATGGAAGCATCAGGATATACCAGAAGAACAATAATGTCTCATATAAAACAAAGAAAATTGTTAGCATACAAAATAGGAAACCAATGGAAAGTAACAGAAATCCATTACAAAAAATATTTGTCTACGTTAAAAACAAAAAAGTGTAAGGGGTCTACCGATAATGCTTGTGAACGGTAACGCCACACGATAAATGGCTAAAAATGGCACGCCCGTATAAAAGTGGATTAGAGTATTTCCCACTGGACGTGCATGCTTTTGATGATCCTAAACTGGAGTCACTTCATTACCACCATGGACCCATCGGAGTGTTTGTATATATTCGTATCTTAGCTCTTGTTTATGAGAACGGCTATTACTTAGAAAAGACACACGATGAACTACTATTGACATTACATCGATTAGTTGGACCATTTTGGGTAAGAGTGGACAAGATTTCGGAAATGATTCACGCTTGTGTGGAACTTAGACTCTTTGAAAGAGCGTTCTTCACACAAGGTGTTATCACTTCAATCTCCATCCAGAAACAATTTATTCTTTCAACGAAAAGAAGAAGGAATATCAATATAAACAAGTATTGGTTGTTGGACTCGGCAACCATGGAACAATTAGGAGCTCCTTTAAGCATGCAAAAAAATATAGTTAATGTAGACAACAACCTAGTTTGTGACAGCAATAACCCAATTAATGTTAACAATAGTACACAAAGTAAAAGTAAAAGTAAAAGTGATATAAAGACAATATATGATAAAAGCATTTATGGGACCCCCAAAATGCATTTCATTACTAAATTGATAATTCAAAGAAAGTACATAAAAGATTGTGATTCTCAAGTTTTAAAGTATAACAGTTTATTTGAAGCTGTGATTGATAAATATGAATATGAGAATGTACTAAGTGCAGTTAACTATATAATTGCATACTCTAACAAGACAGAAACCCCCATAGATGACAGGTACAACTTTATGAGTACTTCGCTATATAATAACCTGGAGAAGTTTAGGAACAGAAAGGATCGTGTTGATATTGAGAAATGGTTTAAACAAAGATTTTTATCAGTGGATAGATGACGTAAGGAGATCTTTTAGAAAGAAGGATGAGTTAGCAGAGGAGTTAAAGAAATATGAGCAGAGGCTTAATAGCTATAACGCTGTTTCCTTTGATTCAATAGGACCTGGGACATCAGGTAACAATGTTGAGAATAATCTATTGTATACTATTGGTAAAATAGAAGAAGTAACAGCTGCTATTAAAAAAGTTACTATAAAAATAGACGAGTATTATAGACTAGTAAATACTATTGATATCGAAAAGAGAAAAATCTTACATAACATTATTTTTGATAACTACTCGATTAGGCAAATAGCAAATAATTATGATGTGAGTAAAAATAGAATATATACCGTTATAAACAAATTAATGATTATGTTAAAAAAGAAAGAGTTCAATATAAAACCACCAAAATGCAAGTCACACTTTAATGAAAACAATATGTAATATATATTATTTTACGTGGTATAATAAAAACATGAATTTACTGCAGTAAAAATAATATAATATGAAGGTAGCTGAAATGAATGGATATTAATGAATTTAAAAGTGTTATTGAACACTTTGACAAAAATCTTGAATATTATAAGAATTCTAAAAACTCGTATAATGAAGATTCATGTAGACTTGAATATATCGATAAACTGTTATCCTTTCTCGGATGGGATGTAAATAATGGAAAAAATACTCCACCACAGTATAGAGAAGTAATTGTAGAGAAATATGATGACAATTCAAGTAGACCTGATTATACTTTGACAATTCGAGGTGTGACAAAATTGTTTATTGAGGCGAAAAAACCCTCAGTGGACATACTAAATTCAATTGACTCAATAATGCAATGTAGAAAATACGGATGGAATGCAAACCATAATTTTTCAGTACTTACAAACTTTGAGTATTTGCTCATATATGACACTGGTATAGTACCAGTTGATGATGACAATGTTAATATTGGGTTATTTAGGAAATTTCATTTCTCAGAGTATATAGAAAATAAAGAACAGATTTTCAAGTTACTTTCAAAGGAATCAGTCTATGAGGGAGGATTGGATAAGTTTCACTCGGAAAGATTAATTGAAAATGAAAGACTCGCGATGAAAGTTGATGATCACTTCTTAAGAAAAATGAATAGTTGGAGAGTTAAAATCAGTAATGAACTTTACCTTAAGGACAAAATAAAATACTGCGATTTAGAGTTTTTAAACGACTCAGTTCAGAGATTCATAAATAAACTTGTTTTTCTTAGAATTTGTGAGGATAGGAATTTAGCAGAGTATCATAAATTAAAGGTAATTTCTCAAAATACTAATGACGTAATTGTAAAACTTAACGAGCTATTTTTAGAAGCAGATATGAGATACAATTCCGGTTTATTTACCAACAATGAAATTACTTTCGATCTTGAAAATGCTTGCATTATGAGTGTGATTGAAGACTTGTATTATCCTAAAAGTCCGTACTTGTTTAATATAATCGAGCCTAATATATTAGGAAGAATTTATGAAATGTTTTTAACGGAGAGCCTAATTATTGATAAAGGTCGGGTAGTTCTAACTAAAAAGAAGGATTTCATTAATAGATCAATCGTCACAACTCCTATTGAAGTAGTTAAGTTTATGGTGGAAAATTCATTAAAAAGACTTTTTGAGAATAGAACACCTGCTGAGATTTTGTTAATGAAGTTTGCAGATATTTCATGTGGGTCTGGAATATTTTTAGAGGAGTTGTATGACTATGTTTCAGAAACGTTTGTTAATTGGTATTTGAAGAACGATGTTTCAGTTTTGGAATATTCTGATGGAGGCCAATTAAAGTTACCAATCGATATCAAAAAGAGTATAATTGTTAATTGCATTTATGGAATTGATATTGATTTACAGGCAGTAGAAGTGACTAAGTTTTCACTTTTAGTAAAACTTTTAGAGGGAGAAACTAGGGCAACTGTAGAAAGCCATATCCCCTTACTACCGGTCATTGATATGAATATTCAGTGTGGAAACTCACTCATAGATTATTCAATGATTGATGATTACAAGTATAATCATTACGATTTATACGAGATAGTTCCATTTGATTGGAATAGTATCGCAAAGGGTAGACAGTTTGATTTAATTATTGGAAATCCTCCTTATGTAAAAACAGAAGATATGCATAATTTGTTAAATGATATTGAATTTAAGATGTATAAAGACATTTACAAGTCGGCATACAAACAATTTGATAAATACTTTATTTTTGTTGAAAAAGCTATTAACAACTTGAATACAAATGGGGTTTTGAGTTTTTTAATTCCTAATAAATTTATGAAGGTCAGTTCTGGCATTAAATTAAGAGAAATCTTAACAGAAAAAAAGCAGTTTGTTGAAATTGTTGACTTTGGCGATTCTCAGTTGTTTAAAAATAAAACTATTTATAGTTCTATTTTAGTTTATCAGAAAACTCAGAATAATGAATTACTATTTAAAACTGTGGATAGTTTCACTAGTTTGCTAAACAATGAATTTACTTTCCAGATTAGGAAAAAAATTGACACTATAGATAATAAAATATGGAGTTTTATTGCTGATAAATACTTAAGTAATATAAGTGATGAAATTGTACCGCTGACCAATTTTGTAGATATATATAATGGTATTCAAACTTCTGCAGAGAGACCTCCTGTTTATTGGTTTACGAATGAAGAAGTTTATAGAGAAGACAATTCTAAATACTATATTTGCAAGAATAATAAAAAATATAATATTGAAAAAGAAATAACAAAGAACTATTTTAAACCTACGAAAAAATCGGAAAAGGGACTTAATTCTTATTCCGAACTTTTAACTAATAAAAGGATAATATTCCCGTATAACGAAGATGGATCACTAATTTTAATTAACAATTTTAAAAAAATGTATCCAGGGGCTTATGAATATTTGTTTGATCATTTTGATATACTTGTTCCGAAGCAAATTAAAACTTATAATGGCGTAAGAGATGTACCCGGTGCTACAAAAGATACTTGGTATCAGTACGGAAGAACTCAAGGTATTACTTCATTGATTAATACAAGAAAAATTATCGTAGGTATTTTAAGTAAAGAACCTATGTATATTATTGATGAGAATGATATGATTATCTCATCAGGAGGAACTGCAGGTTACTGCGCGATCAAACTGAAAAAAACATGTCCGTACGATTTAGAGTATATTCAGGCATGGTTGACTTCTTCAGTAACTGAAAAAGTCATAAGAGAGTATGGTAGTCCTTTTGAAGGTGGCTTTGTGTCAAGAGGAACAGCTGTGTTGAAGAGAGTTGGTATTTATCCATTAGACTTTACAAACAAAATTGAAAAATCTTCTCATGATACAATTGTAAGAAAATCAAAGGAGATCAATAAAATTAATGATTTGATGAATCAAGATAACAGATTGAAAATTAAAGTTTTGAAAGAAAGAAAAAGAAAGCTGTTAGTGGACATTGATAGTGAGATAGGTAGAATATATCTAAAAAGGGGAATTATATGAAATTAAAGTCTGAAACATCTGCCAAAAAACTAAGAGGTGCCTACTATACCCCGAAAAAATTGGCAGATTGTATAATCGAAAAGTTGACAGATTCTAATAAAGTGCAAAACATTCTTGAACCCAGTTGCGGGGACGGAGTCTTTATAGAAAGTATATTAGAAAGTGGTGTGTTTCAAAATGCTAGTATTACTGGGGTTGAAATTGATGAGCATGAAACCCGAAAACTAAAGAAAAAGTACTTGAAAAACTCCAATTTGGAGATTGTTCATAGTGATTTCTTTAATTTCCATTCTGATAAAATTACAACTAAGTATGATTTGATAGTTGGGAATCCACCTTATATCAGATATCAATATTTAACTACTGAACAAAGAAGTGAATTGTCCATTATACTGGAAACCGAAGGAATGAAATCGAATAAACTTATTAATGCTTGGGTTGGATTCACCGTTGCATGTTCAACAATGTTATCTGATAAGGGTACATTAGTTTTTGTTTTGCCTGCTGAATTATTACAAGTAGTCTATGCGAAGGACCTAAGAGAAATGTTGCTAAAAAGATTTAATGATATTACAATTATTACTTTTACAAAATTAGTTTTTGATGATATAGAGCAAGAAACTGTTCTGTTGAAGTGTACTAAATCTTCTGAAAATAAAGGTATTAGAATTGTTGAAACAAGAGATGTTGATAGTTTTTCAAGTATTGATTTAAGTGATTTTGAGTATATTAGTGCACCATGTTCGAAAGAAAAGTGGACAAAGTATTTTACAAGCAGGAATGATATTATGTTAATAAATAGTATGAAGAATGATGTTAGGTTCCAAAAGTTCTCGGATGTAGCAAAGATTAATGTTGGAATCACAACTGGGAATAACAAATTCTTTTCACTTGAAAAGAGTCTAGTTGAAAAATATGATCTACACAACGTCAGTTGTCCATTAATTGGAAGAAGTTCTCATGTTAAAGGGCTGCACTTCAGAAAAAAGGATTATCTAGATAACTATAATGACAATAGAAAATCAAGATTATTAGCATTAACAGAGAACCGATCTAATTATAATGATTTACAAAATGAATACATCACATTAGGTGAAAAAAATGGTGAACATACAGGTTATAAATGTTCTATCAGGAAATACTGGTTTGCTATTCCTTCAATGTGGGTACCAGACGCTTTCTTTTTGAGAAGAAATAATATATATCCTAAGATGGTACTGAATGATATTAATGCTGTATCAACAGATACAATGCATAGAATTGCGTTTAAGGAAGGTTTTAGTAAAGAGAACATTTTATTGTCGTATTATAATAGTATTTCTTTTGCTTTTACAGAAATCAACGGTAGAAGCTATGGAGGAGGAGTCTTAGAAATTTTACCAAGTGAAGTTGGGGAGGTTTTGTTACCCAAAATTGAGAACGTGTCACTGGAAGTCCAAAATGACCTTTTAATGAAAATAGATAAAATAATTAGAAAAAGGAAAGATATCGAACTGGTACTTGATCTTGTTGATAAAACTATCTTAATTGACCATGTAGGTTTAAGTGAGTTTGAGTGTAAGGAATTTAGAGGTATTTGGAAAAAAATGCAAAATAGACGATTAGGTAGGTCAAGGTGATATATTGCTTTTCGGAGCATCTTGATACTTAAAAATTTAGCTACATACCAAGGTGCTGGTAAATATGATTTACTAATAGACTACAACAAATTAACATAAACATGAACACATACTCAATAAAGAAAGAGGGATAACTTTTGGAACAAATAGAACGATTGATTACTTATTTTGATTCTGTTTTCTTAACTGAAAAAACTGATATTGATGAGTGGGGTAATTATGGAACTCATTATATTGGTCTCACTTTTGATGAGTATTTTGAATCCTCAATTTACTCCATTGATTACCTGGATGTATATGATTACTTTCAATCAACTGCGGGCTATATATATTCTGATTTTGTTTCACTTTCTGAAAGTATTCTTCAAAAGGGGATATACTATCAGTTAAAAGTTATCGAATCTATTATAAATCTAATTTCTAAATCGTCATACAATGAAACAAACATGAAAGAAGTTATTAGTAAAAGTTGTAACTTTTTACAAAGACTCGGCGTGAGTATTGAAACGATAGATGGAATTGTTGAACTTAATACTGAGATTGTAAAATTTCATGGATCATATTGTGATATTATATTCGTTAGCGAAGTATGTTTGAAAAAGCGTCTTAACCAAAAGCATTTTAATAATGAACAATGGAAAATTAGAATGAAGACAGAGTTTGATAACATGACAAAACTTAGCAATTCAGATTTTGTACTTAAAGTATTTGATTTCAACGAGGTAGAACATTCTTACTTGATGGAGGCTTGCGAATGTGATTTAGGTGATTATCTTGAAATTAATGATCTTCAAATTGAAGACTCTTTACTATTGAAAATGATTAATGACATTCTTGCTGGATTACAAGATGTTCATAGTTCAGGAATAGTTCATAGGGATTTACATTTAGGTAATATCTTGAGAAAAGACAATCACTTTATTTTGGCAGATTTTGGATTAAGCAAGGACATGATGAAAGTTGTATCTTTTAAATCCTCGAATACGCCAAAGAACTCCCATATGTTTATGGATCCGATCGGACATACTGATTTTTGTAGACTCGATAAATTGAGTGATATATACTCAATAGGGAAAATAATTGACTTCATTACAAGGGGGTGTTCACTTAATAGGAAATTGTCATATTTAATTGATAAATGTACAGATCGCGATCGCAGACAAAGATATCAGAGCATTTTATCAATTATTAATGATTTGAGTTTGATAATTGACGAAGAAAATAGAGGTCAAAGAACTGAAACCTTAGAACTACAAATAAAACAACTTGAATGTAGCCCAGAGGTTGAAAGATATCTATTAAAGATAGATAGGAGTCTAGGGCTATCTAAATATATTGTTGAAAATCGTTTTTACAATTTTGGTAAATTACTCGTAAAACTTTTAAATAAATCACAAGCAGTTATATTGGAGTCCCTACTTGATAATTATGTTGATGCAACAGGGTATGGTGGCTTTCAAAACTACGAGGTATTCTCTACTGCAATGTGTGATTATATCAAACTGAGCAAAGATGCTAGAATGAGAAAAATAGCTTTTCGAATTCTAAAAGGATGTGCTGAATATAGAATAAGAGCTCACGAACAGATGGAGACAATTCTTGCCAGATTTCCGGAGTTAGAAGAACTTTAAAATAGTTATAAATTAATGTGGACTAGTGTTCTATAACAATATTATAATTTCTATTACCGGTAATCCTTGTGAACGGTAACGTGTTATAAAAACAGCCTAGTAAAGACGAGTGAAAAGACGATCAAAACACCCCTTTTTAGGGTGATATATTGAAATAACTAGAACTGTGCAGTTTGCAGGTAGATAAAAGTTGACTGTTTTGCTATAATTTCAATATAGTAGACAGTTGTAATTAGACAAAAGAAGGAACCCATTCAGTTGAGTTCCTTTTCTAATTTTCAATGGTAAGTAAAGTCAATTTTGAATGAAAGGAGCATGTCTTTGAGTAGAATATCAATTTATGAAACGTGGGAAAACGAAGATAGTATTGATGAACGAATCGCAACCATTAAAGAGCTTGTATCAAAGAGAATCCCACAAAGAGACATTGCAAAAGTTCTAGGTATTTCAGAGAGAGTTCTTATCAAATTAAAAAAAGAACAAGTGTGTATTCGAAACGCATTTATCTTTGGAGATATGAAATTAAAAGACACATTGGTTAACTCGATTTATGAAAAAGCAATAGGAATAAAACTTGAAGATACCAATACAACAATCGAAGAATCCAAGACTGGAAGAAAGAAAAAAATCGTTAAAACAACAAAATCGTATCCACCTGACTTTCAATCCGCTAGATACCTGCTTATTACTAAGTTTGGTAGAGATTATAATGAACGTAAAGAAGAACTTGATCTAATGGATAAAAGATACAGAGATAAAGAAGAAGAATGGAAGTAAAAAACAATCTTCAAGGAGAGACTATGAAAATACAGTTCAAAAACATTAATGAGTTGTCAGTTTATGATAATAATCCAAGAAATAATGAAGAAGCAGTGGATGCTGTTGCAAGTTCTATAAAGGAGTTTGGATTTAAAGTTCCTATTGTTATAGATTCTAGTAATGTTATTATTGCTGGCCACACAAGAATACTAGCTAGTAAAAAACTCGGTCTAACAGAAGTTCCATGTATTGTTGCTGATGATTTATCAGATGAACAGATAAAAGCGTTCAGACTCGCAGACAATAAAACTGCAGAGTTTGCTACCTGGGACATGTCAAAGCTGGAAGAAGAATTAAGTAATATAGATATGGATATGTTACAGTTCGGTTTTGATGAACTATTTGGTGAGATACCTGATAATGCTACTGATGATGAGTTTGATGAAGATACAGAATTACCAGTAGTACCATATTCAAAACCTGGTGACGTCTATGAGTTGAATGGCCACAGAGTTATGTGTGGTGATTCAACTAAACCAGAAGATGTTCAAGTTTTGTTAGATGGAAACAAGGCTGATATGATATTTACCGATCCTCCATATAATGTTGACTATGAAGGAGCAGCTGGGAAAATCAAAAACGACAAGATGGAAGATGATACCTTCTATCTTTTTTTATACAGTGCGTTCACTAATATGTTTGAATCGATTCGTACCGGTGGTTCAATTTATGTTTGTCATGCAGACACAGAGGGACTTAATTTTAGGACAGCATTTAAAAACGCAGGATTTAAACTAGCGGAATGTTTGATATGGGTTAAGAATGCATTGGTTCTTGGTAGACAAGATTATCATTGGAGACATGAACCCATATTATATGGTTGGAAAGAAGGTTCAGCTCATTACTTTGTTAATGACAGAACTCAAGATACTATCTGGGAGTATAACAAACCAAAACGAAATGATGTACATCCAACAATGAAACCACTTGAGTTAGTTGGTAAAGCAATAAGTAACTCATCTAAACCTAGAGAAAAGATATTGGATCTATTTGGTGGTTCAGGATCTACTATGATTGCATCGGATCAACTTGGCAGAACATCACTCCTAATGGAACTTGATGAAAGGTTTGTTGATGTAATCGTTACACGGTTCGTTAATCATCAAGGAAACAATGATAAATGTTACTTGATTAGAGATGATGAAAAGACTCCACTTAGTTCTTTGGGGGTATTTGAGAAAAACCCTCTATAGTGAAAAAATAGCTTGCTATATAGTGCCTTTTGAGTGATATATGGTGTAACAAAATAACACTAGGAGGAAATTATGTATAAAGAATTTAACGCTCATCCAAAAGGACTAAAGACGACAGACTGTGTTGTAAGAGCAATTGCAACAGCGACAAAAACAGATTACATGGAATGCAGAAGAGAATTAAACAGAAAGAAAAGGGAACTCGGCTTCACAAGTTACAAAGACACTAAGTTTTTATACAAGTACTTTGAAGGGTATCCAAGATTGAAATATAAAGCAATCAAAGGAGAACCTAGAATTAAAGGAGAAGACTTTACAAAACTACATCCAGGAGGAACTTACATCTTAAAGATGGCTGGTCACATTAGTGCATGCATCGATGGAGTGATTCTTGACACTTGGGATTGCACATACCGTTCCGTTTATACAGCATGGGAGGTTACAAAGTGAAAGCAAACTTTATAAGAAAAGCAATGGAATATGAATTGATTCCAGAAGATGAGTTTATAATTGAAAAAGAAGTTAGATTACAAAAAGGCGAATTTGATGATTTCATTCAAAGCCCACTAGAAGATATTTATTTCATTGCAGAAAATAAGGAATCAATGTATGTAGATGACAACGGAGTATTCCATTGTATATTTGTTACATCAAGCGAACATGACTTCGGGGTCCTCATTGAAAGTGAAGGATACAATTATGCTAGGTATACAGCATACTTACCGAAGATAAACTTAAAGGGCTAAGAAGCCCTTTTTAAATACATAACGAAAGTGAGGAATCGATATGCGAGTAATAACAAGTGAGTCTGTGTTTAGCGGGCATCCTGACAAAGTGTGCGACCAAATTAGTGATGCTATTCTAGATGCGATTTGGGAACAAGATAAGAATGCTAGAGTGGCAATTGAAACTGCGATTAAAGATGACTTGGTATTTCTCTTCGGAGAGATAACAACTACAGCTGTTGTGAACTATTCTCAGGTAGCTCTAAATACACTGAAAGAAATAGGATATGATGAAAAATTTGTTATGATTGAAAAAATTAGTAAACAATCACCTGATATATCAATAGGTGTAACATCCAATGAAAATAAAGAGCAGGGTGCAGGCGATCAAGGTATGATGTTTGGGTATGCATGTAACGAAACTCAAGAGTTAATGCCATTACCAATTATGCTTGCTCATCAGATTGCTAGAGAGACAGAAAAGTTAAGAAAAGAAGAATACTCAGACATACTAAAGCCTGATGGTAAATGTCAGGTATCTGTTGGTTATGAAAATGGAAAGGCAACAACAATAAAAACAATTGTTGTGTCTGTCCAAACCGCTAAGGGTGTAACTAAAACTGAAATAGAAGATATCATTATTAATGAAGTGCTATCGAAAGTGTTTGATTGGGATACAATCATTGATGCTGAAGTATTAGTGAATCCAACTGGTGAGTTTGTAGTTGGTGGACCTTATGCTGACTCAGGATTAACTGGTAGAAAAATCATAGTAGATACTTATGGTGGCTATGCAAGGCATGGAGGCGGTGCCTTCTCAGGTAAAGACGTAAGCAAGGTTGATAGAAGTGGTGCTTACTATGCGAGATACGTTGCAAAAGCCGTTGTTGGGGCAGGTTTAGCGGAACACTGCGAGGTTTGTTTAAGTTACGCAATTGGAATAGCAGAACCAACAAGTGTTTTAGTGAGTACATTTGGTACAGGAGTGACAAGTGATGAAGAATTAGAAGCATTAGTCAATTACATTTTTGATTTTAGACCACAAAACATTAGAAAAGAACTTGATCTAGATAATGTTAAGTTTAAGGATTTAGCGACCTATGGACACTTTGGGCGAGAAGATCTACCAGTTCGTTGGGAACATGTAGATGATAAGATTAAAGAATTAAGAAGTCTATATGAGAAAAGCTAAATCAATACATAGGTTTTATAAATCCAAAGCTTGGAGGTTAGCAAGACTCCAAAAGATTACTGATGCAAACGGATTATGTGAAAGATGTGGTATACCTGGCGAAGAGGTTCACCACATTATTCGTTTAAACAGTGAAAACATAAAGGATGTAAATATATCGTTAAACCCTAAGAACTTAGAGTTTTTGTGTAAAGTATGTCATAACAAAGAACACAATCGTTTCTCAAAGACTATTGAGTTTGATTCAAATGGAGATATGATTCGAAATTAGTACTCGTTTTTACATATTATATTTGTTATAATATTAAATAAAAAGGAGTGATATTTTGAGATTTTTGAAAAAACACATTGAGTCCTCTTGGATTGATATGATGAACAATCATAACAATATGCTGGATGGGCTGATAGATCTTACAGCAAGAAAAGAATTTGTTTCCTCTCTACAAAATGTAATTGAACTAATTTTTAAGCAATACTTAATTGATAGAAATGATCATAGTTTAGCAACTTGGAGAACACACCAGACTCATCAAAGAGCATTATTTGAATCAGAAAGTGATTTAAATTCTTATTTAGTGACTGATCCTACTCGAGCAAACTCTATATACACAATTAAGTTTAGTAACTTGATTGAGAAAATTTACCAACTTATTAAACCAAGTAACTCTACTTTCAACCGAGGTGGGTTACACATTTTAAATAAGCTAAGAAATGAAGAAACTCATTTTTATATTGATAACTCATACTTGACTTTCTCTCAGTTTCAAGATCTGCGAAAACTGATCAAAGACGTCTATGATTTTCTTGAGAGGGATGCTTTTTTAGGTTTCTTTGGAGATCCGAGCGTCACAAATAAAGACTCGTTAAAACACTTTAATTATAGTTCTTTAACTTGTAATTCGTACAATGAGTTGGTGCTCAATTCCAATACGAATAACGCAATATTAGAACATCTTAATGATAAAAATAATCCTGATAATCTTGGATTGAGAGTGGATTACCACGGAAACGATAACATTTTTAGTATCGCGTATCAAATGTTTAACTTGGATTGGGGAGAAGATGGGTTTGACATTCCCGTAAAAGTAACTCAGTACGAACTTTATCGACGATTAGTATTACTCAATGATTATAATAAAATATACATTACAGATGACGGAAATGAGTATGAGGATCAATATGGTGAACCTTTTCCAGTTCATTCGTTTGTATATAAAAAATAACCCCCCATACATAAACAGTCTTGAACCAAGGGGTACCGAGTGGGGGAACCTTTAAAATACGCAGGGCAAAAATTTTGAAAATTAGAATTTCTTATTTGATGATATTTATAAAGAAGAACGTGTTATAATTATTTGAGGTGATATTGTGAATGCTTTAGAAAAAATGTTAGAGGGAAATAGATTACCGGCTTTGTTTCTTGGGGCGGGATTTTCTAAAAGATACTTAGAGGACATGTTGACTTGGGAAGAGTTGTTGATTGATGTTGCAAATGATATTAATATAAGCAAACTTCAGTTCTATGCAATTAAAGAGAGACTGATAAATGAAAAAGGTCCAGAGACAAATGTCTTGTATCCAGCTTTGGCAACCGAACTTTCTAGATTGTTAGTCAAAAAAATTGAGGATAATGAAATTAATGCTGAAACTCTAGTTGAAGAATGCGATATTAAACATTTAGTTGATGGAGCTAGCTATTTTAAGTTGTTGGTAACAAAAAAAGTTCGTAATAAGAACTTAAAACGTAATCCAAAAATTGTAGATGAAATTGAAGACTTAAAAAAAGCTATGTATAAAGTTAATAATGTATTTACAACTAATTATGATACGTTACTTGAAAATGAAATATTAGTTGGATTAGACTACAATGTTTTTGTTAACCAGCAGGATCTATATTTCTCAAATTCATTTGGTATTGGTGAAGCATACAAGATTCACGGATGTATTAGTGAACCAAAGAACATAGTTATTGATACAAAAGATTATACAGAATATAATGAAAATATGAACATCTTTATTTCAAAGATGTACAATACACTAATAAATAGGCCGCTTATTTTTATGGGCTTCAGCATGGAAGACCCAAATATTAAAGCGATTCTTCAAAATTTCATTAAACATTTTTCGATGGATATTCTTAAAGAAGTATCCAACAATATGTTTTTCGTTGAATATGATTGCGGGAATGAAAACTTAGACTTCTCTACAACTAGCTTTCAGTTAACTTCTAAAAGCATTGAAATGCAAAGAATTAAAACCGATAACTTTTCCTTAATATATAAATGTATTGCTGATACAAAACAAGCAATTAGTATTAAGGAAATTAAAAAATATAACGAGATTATATATGATTTATTAGCAATTCATGAAAAAAAGGGAAAGAAAGTATTTATAGCAGATGCAATTGATATCGATAAAATAGATTCAGACAGACTAGTTCTAGGGGTATATCCTAAAACTTCAATTGCTTCTGATAATGTTTTTGGAATTATCGGGACAACAACTGCAAAGATTATTGAGTATGCTCTTTATAATAGTAAAAAGATTCTTTTTAAGAATATAGCAAATGAATGGGCTAAAAAGAGTTTAACAGATACTCTGAATTTTCCATGTTATTATATTTCACAAAATCTTAGTCCGGAAGATCCTGTACATGAAAAATATAAATTGAACTTTCAAAAAAGAGAGGACAAATATTTTAAAATTGTGGATAAGGCTGGCTTATTTAAAGAAAAGAACCCAAATTATAAGAACACTTGGGAAAAGCATTTTGAAACATTTTTTAAGAAAGATAAGAGTATTAAGAATGATGAATATACTAAGTTACTTTATTTAATTATAAATGGTGATTTTAATGTTTCAGAGGTTAGACCAAAATTGCAGGAGATATTTGAAAATCAAAACGAAGTAATGAATATTACTCAATTTAGGCAATTAGTTTGTTATTTAGCAAAGGTTGAGCAAATGGAAGTAGAATAGATAAGATATAAAATATAAATTTAAAGTCACTATCAAGGTGGCTTTTTGTTTGGAGTGAAAGTAATGTCAAAAACATCACATGTTGATTTAGAATATGAACGATTAAAATCTTTGTTTAAAGATAGTGATGAAACAAAATCAGAGCTTGTTGATAGTTTAATTCAACAAGCTTCCTTTATGAAAGTAGAGCTAGATCAACTTCAAAGTAAAATTAGAGAGTTTGGTGCAGTTCAAGTGTCAAGTAGAGGAGCACAAAGGCAGACAGAATCAGCAAAGTACTATACAAAGCTGGTTAATTCATATGGAACTGTAATTAAAACACTTAATTCTGTATTAGGTAAACAAGAAAAAGATATGGATGATGAGTTCGATGAGTTTTTAAGAAAGTCTCAAATGTGACAAATTACTTAGTTGAGTACAGTAATGCAATTGAAACTGGTGAGATTATTGCAGGCAAGGAATTAATCAAAGAGCTCAAACTGCTCCTTGCTGATCTAAATAATGAAAAGTATGTGTTTGATCCAAAGCCTGGCAATCTAAGAATTGAGTTTATTGAGACTTTTTGCAGACACACAAAGTCACCATTTAATGGGATCCCTTTCAAACTTGAACTATGGGAAAAAGCATTACTTCAAACCGCTTATGGTTTTAAATATAGAGAAACGGGACTCCGTAGATTTAACGAAGTCCTATTGCTAGTTGCAAGGAAGAATGGTAAGACTACATTCATTGCTGGTATTGATTTAGCTGAGTTCTTTCTTTCAAGAGGTGGAGTTGATATTGTATGTGCATCAAATACAACAGAGCAAGCTAACATTCTCTTTGAAGAGATTAACAATATGCGTGAGCAATCTAAAGCACTAAGAAATGAGAAACGCAGTAAAAAGAATATCTTCTTTATCTACAGTCCAAAGACTAAAAACAAAATTAAAAAGTTATCTGCTCAGTCACGAAACAAAGATGGATACAATATAGAAGTTGGATGTATTGATGAAGTACATGAGATGACTGATTCAAAAGTCTACGATGCAATTAAGCAATCACAGTCGACTAAAAAAGAACCGTTAATTTTTATCATAACAACTGAAGGTACAACAGTTGGTGGCTTTCTAGATAACAAACTAGCATATGCACGAAAGATGCTAAAAGGTGATATAGAAGACGAGAGAGTTTTGCCATGGCTATATACTCAAGACTCAATCAAAGAAGTGTTTGATGATCCTAAAAGTTGGTATAAATCGAATCCAAGTCTTGGAGCGATTAAACTTCCAACATATCTAGAGGACTTAATGAATAAATCAAGAAACGATTTATCAACAAGAGTAACCATGTTGTGTAAAGACTTTAACGTAAAACAAACAGATCAAGGTGCATGGTTGAACTTTGATGATTTATCTAATGAGGAAGTATATGACCTAGATGAATTACGAGATAGCTATGCTGTTGGTGGAGTGGATTTATCATCAACAACAGACTTAACAGCAAGCATACTATTAATCCAAAAAAGGGACTCAAATAAAAAATGGGTAATACCACACTTCTTTATGCCAAGAGACGTACTTGATAAAAGAATAGAAGAAGATAATGTGCCATATGATATTTGGGTTAAAAGAGGACTTATAACACTTACTGATGGTAATCAAAATGATTTTAGTCTTGTAACTAAATGGTATCTAGATATGGTAAGAACCTACGGTATCAGACCATTATGGATAGGGTATGATCCTTGGAACAGTCAATACTGGGTAAAGGAAATGGATGACTCTGGATTCAATATGGAAAAGGTTAGACAAGGAATTTATACACTTTCAGAACCAATGAAGCAATTAGAAGCAGATCTAAAGAATGGTCTAATTAACTATAGTAACAATCCGATATTAAAATGGTGCTTAGCAAATACACAAGCTAAAGTTGATGTTAATGGAAATATACAACCCTCGAAGCTTAATTCTCAATATAAAAGAATTGATGGAACAGTGGCACTTATTATTGCATATGCAGTTTTATCAAGGTATAGAAATGATTATGAAAATATGATATAAAAAAAGCATGATTATTTTACATGCTTTTTAGATAGATGAATTGTAACACCACTGGTAATGCAAGAACGTAAATATATAAATTCTTCTTGTATAGTTGTTAGTTTTTCAGTCATTGGAATCTCTAATGGTCCATTCATTGAATCATATACTAACTTACTAACATCTGCTTTTAATTTATCGTAGGTCTTAAGTATGTCGATCGTGAATTTTACTTTCGTAATACTAAAGAGCGAAATATAGATTCGTGTTCTACTCAAGGCATTACTTACCGAAGATAATATAATCTTAAATCCTACAAAGTCTATTGTGCGACTTAGAGTTTCTTCTTGTATGCAAGCATGTTCAAAATCAATCAGTAGAGCTTCTAACTCCTTTCTTTCATTTGCTTTGTTATTTAAATGTTGTAGAAGTAAACTAGAAGCGAAACCTATCAACCATCCAGCAACAGTTAACACTGCACCTATAATATAACCATTCATAATATCAACTACCTCTCACAACCATTATACAAGATAGTAATTAAAAGAAAAAGAAAAGAGGTGATAAATTGGGAATATTTACTAGAAAAAAGAAGCAAGGTAATACACAAGGCTTTGATTTGATAAGTGGATTAAGTAATTCATTTGTTCCATTTGGGAATAATGTCTCGAATAGTGAAGTAGTAAAAATATGCATAGATAGAGTAGCGAGCCAGTGTGCAAAACTAAAACCAAAGTATATTAAAACCAAAGAAGATAAGACGGTCTCCGAAAAAAAAGGAGCACTGTCTTTTTTGTTACAACATAAACCAAACCCTGTAATGACTCCATATGATTTCATTTATCGAATTGTCAGCTTATTGTTGTTAAATGATAACGCCTTTGTTTATCCACAGTTTGATAAATTAACCGGAAGAGTAAAGGCTTTATATCCACTTAAACCAAGTATGATAGAAACACAAGTCGATTCACTTGGGTCATATTATTTAAAGTTTTACTTCAGTGATGGAAGAGATTTTACATTACCTTATGAAAATGTGATTCATTTAAGAAGATATTATTCGGACCATGATTTGTTTGGTGGTAGTGGATCCGCTGGAGACCATGAAGCTATTCTTAAAACGATACAGATTAATGATAATTTACTACAGGGAATAGATAATGCAGTTAAATCTTCAATGCAAATTCGTGGGATTGTAAAAATGAACGGAATGTTAAGTGAAGATGACAAAAGAAAACAACGAGATCTATTTGATAAAGCGTTAAGTGATTCTGTAAAGTTAAAAGGAAGTTCAATTATTCCGTTAGATTTAAAGTCGGAATACATTCCTTTATCGTTGGATCCAAAACTAATTGACAAAGAGACCTTGGAGTTCTTGCAGGCAAAGGTATTAGACTACTATGGAGTTTCTGTACCAGTGTTCGAAAACAATTACTCAGAAGATGAGTTTAACTCTTTTTATGAATCAACAATAGAGCCTTTGTCAATTCAATTGTCGGAGGCTTTTACTATAGGATTACTAACTGACAACGAAGTTCAAAGAGGTGAACAAATCATCTTTTATGCAGAACGCTTGCAGTATGCATCATGGAATACAAAGGTCCAAGCGATTGAGAAATTGATGGCTCTTGGAATAATGTCATTGAATGAGTCTAGATCCCTTCTAGGACTTGAACCAGTAGAAGGCGGAAACAAAAGACTACAATCACTAAATTATGTAGATGCTAGCAAAGCTAACTTATATCAAGTGGGAAAGGATAAAAAAAATAATGAAGATAACGATTAACGGAAAAATTGGGAAAGAAGCATTGAAGTCCATATTGGAAACTCAAAAAGAGAAAACTATGGTAATAAGCGATTTTTGTAAAAAAGAAAAACTACAATCATTTCACTACAAGGATGCTGAGCTTGAATATGAGTATTCACACGAAACAAAAGAAACTAAACCAAAAGCTAAGGAAGTAGAGGTTAGAGATGGAAAGAATAAAGGAAACTAGACTAGCTGATGTAACACTTCAAGAACAAGAAGGAAAAATGGTACTTGAAGGTTATGCGATAGTCTTTAATCAAGAAACACTTATTGGAGATAAAGACTACGGATTCTATGAAGAGGTAGACAGAGGTGCGTTGTCAGATAATGCATTAAAGGATGTACCCATGAAATATAACCATGTAGATTCTTTCTTAATCATTGCAAGAACTAAAAACAAATCGCTACAACTAACTATAGATAATTATGGATTAAAGGTAAGAGCAGAGTTATTAGATACAACAACCAACCAGGATATTTATAAAATGGTTGAAAGTGGTTTGTTAGACAAGATGAGTTTTGCATTTACAGTTGATGAACAAATATGGAATCGTGAAGGAGACATTCCTAAAAGAACGATTACTAAGATTAATCGGTTACATGATGTGTCGGTTGTGGATACGCCAGCATATGATCAAACCAATATTCATGCTCGATCTTTAGAATCTATGGAATTAGAACTAAAGGCTATGGATGTGGCGGATGAGCAAAGTGAATCAGAACTTATAAAAAGAAGAATAAAAATTAAAACTACAACCTAGGAGGAAATATGAATTTACTAAAAAGAAGAAAAGAAATAGAAGAACGTTTGAAAGAAATTAGAAGCTCAGTAGATGCTGAGACAAATTTAGAAAGATTAAATGAACTTGATATAGAAACAAATGGTCTTCAAGAAGAACGAATGACTATTGATAAAAAAATTGAAATATCTGACAAGATGGATGTTCCACCACTAGTAATTGAAACAAAGAAAGTGGAAGACTCAAAAGTATTAGAAAAACGTGGTCTAGACTTAAAAGAATCTAGAGTTATTCAAGTATCAAGCCCTGAAATTTTATTACCAAAACATACAGGAACTGGAATAGCAGGATTACAGTTCAAACAAGTATCTACATTAGTTGATAAAGTGCATCTTGTAGATCTTGCTGGTGGAGAAACGTATACTAAAAGTTTCTTAAAAGGAAATGGTATTGCAGGAACAACTCTTGAAGGAAAACCATATAGTGAAACAGAACCTTCATTTGGGTATTTAACTATTAATAAAGTTAAAATTACAGCCTATACAGAAATCACTGAAGAACTAGAAAAACTTCCATCATTGCCTTATCAAGCTGAAGTTCTTAAAAACATTAATATATCACTTAAGAAAAAAATCAGTGAACAAATATTAAGAGGTGCAGGTACAGCAAATACATTTACTGGAATATTTAGTGAAAGTGCTGTGGCTCTAGCAGATACAGTAGCACTAGAGGTTGAGGCAATTACAGATACTACACTTGATGATATTATTTTTGCTTATGGTGGAGATGAAGAAGTAGAAGGTGGAGCAGTATTGATTCTTAACAAATCAGACTTGCGTGCTTTTGCTGGTCTGAAAACTCAAGAAGGTAGAAAAGTACACTCAGTTGATTACATAAATAAAACAATTGATGGTATACCATACATCATTAACAGTAATTGTAGTGCTTTAACTAATACAGCGACAGCTGCCGAAACATATTGTATGGCTTACGGATCACTTCAAAACTACGAAGTACCTGTGTTCTCAGCAGTTGAGATTAGCAAATCAAATGACTATAAATTTAAAGATGGAATTATCAGTTACAAAGCTTCAGTGTTTACTGGTGGAAATGTAGTAGGATACAAAGGATTCCTAAGAATCAAGAAAAAGGCTGCAGCTTAGTATAGCGAGAAAGGAATCATAATATGGCAATTCTAGATACTGTGAAAAAATCACTACTTATACCAATTAGCGAAACGTATGCAGATACGGAATTGACAGGTTATATCAATTCCTGCAGAGAACTACTTACATCCATGGGAGTAAAGAAAGAAGAAGTCGACGAGGGCAAGAACGCTCTCGTTGATTCTTTGATTATTATTTATTGCAAAACTTTCTTTGGATATAAAACCGATGGAAGTGTCAAAGAGCTTCCTAAGAGTTTTGATATGTTGACAAAACAGTTAGTTCTAACGAAAGGGGACAATCTGAATGTTTCCTAATAGTGGTAATGTTGAAATCAGTTTAGTGAATATATCGTTTACGAAAGACGCTATTGGAAATCGTAATAAAATTGTAACATCACAAAAAGATTTAATTGCGACTGAGTTATCAATTTCATCGCAAGTTTATAAAGATAATTCTAGTGAAGATACAAAAATTAGTAAGGTTGTAAAAATTCTTGCGTTTCTATACTCCAATCAGAAGTATGTCATTGTGAAGGAAGAATTATACAAGATTGAAAGAACATATCAAACTGCTTCTTTTATAGAATTGTATCTATCGATGCAAGATGAGTAAAACTATAACAATTGACGACTTACCAGACGATATGATGGATATCATTAATAAATACTCTGAAGATGTTCAGTCAGAAATTGAGAAAGAACTGGAACGAAGTAGTGATATTATATTAAACAACATTCAAATAAAGGCTCCTAGAAGTGGAAGAACAAATGCACTGGCAGATTCCTTTCAAAAGACAGTGAGTGGAATAGGAACAAATAAAACAATTACAATTCATTCAAAGGAAAAAGGAACGCTCATACATTTAGTCGAGTTTGGCTTTGTACATAAGAGTGGAAAGTTGATCGCACCAAGGCCATTCATGAGTCCGATAGCAGATGAACAGTTACCAAAGACATTAGAAAATATAAAATCGATTATTAAAGGAGAACAGTGATATGGTTATAAAGATTAATCAAGTCTATCAGATCCTTGAGAAAGTATTACCTGGTAAGGTATCGTATATGAAAAACGAAAGTGATAAAGGGGATCAAGTTCCTTTTATTGTGTATCAAACTGTCAGGAAAAAATCAGTAACGTTTGCTGACAATCAATCAATCTTAAAAGAGACTACATTTCAAGTGAATCTAGTTACTCAAGAAAAAGACATTTTATTAGAACAAACATTAGAGACTGAATTTGCAAAATCAGATCTCGAAACAAATCAAATAACTGAGTTTTTGAATCAAGATAATTCATTAACTGTTGTATTTGAAATAACATACTAGGAGGAACAAGTTATGAGTAATAAAGTGACATTTGGGCTATCCAATGTTCATTATGCATTAGCAACACTTTCACCTGAAGGAGTTTTTTCATGGGGAGAGTCAAAAGCATTAATAGGAGCACAGGAATTAACTGCAGATATTATTGGTGGAAAAACTGAGGTATACGGTGACGATCAAGTTATTGGAACTCTTATTAGTAATTCAGGTAAAACAATATCATTGAAAATGAGTGAAATCAGTGATGAATTCAAAAAGGACATATTTGGTTGGGAAGTTGACTCAACTGGAAACCTTGTTGAAGTAACTAATTCACAAGTAGTAACTTTTGCATTAGGGTACGAGGTTCAGGGAGATTCAAAAGCTAGACGTGTATGGTATTACTTATGTACAGCTACGCCAGCTGGAGACGCAACGAAATCTAAAACAGACTCAGCAGAAGCAAACTCATCTACTTTAAACGTCACAGCAAGACCTATTGAAGTTTCTGATAAATTAGTACTAAGAAGAATAGCAAGTAAAGCAGATTCGAATTATGAAACGTTCTTATCAACTACACCAATGCTACCAGTGTTTGGGGTGTAGATGATGGAAAGTAAAGTGAAATTAGGAAGTAAAACTTTAGTGTTACACTCTAGTGTTTATTCGATTATTAAGTATAAAAGTTTGTTTGGTACTGAACTATTTACGGATGTTAAAAAACTAGAGTTTGTAAACTCAAATAAAGCAGAAGATAATATAAGTGAAGTCTTAGATCTTATTCTTAAGATTACATATGTGTTATACAGAAATCATAAATTTGATTGTTATGAAGACTTTATCAGTTCATTAGAACTCGATATTTTAAGTGATACAAAAGGATTAGAAGAATTATCATCAACTATTGCGAAGATGTTAGGAAGTGTGAAACCGAAAACACCCAGCAAATAGAGAGCTGAAACACTCTCCAACTGCGATGATCATTTATAATCTATCTCAGTTAAAAATTTCACTTCTAGATTCAAGGGATATAGATATTGAAACATATATTGATATCTTAGAAATACAGGCCCAAGTAATAAATAAGCCTTCTGAAGAACCATCTCAGTTTGAAATAGATTTACTGTTCTCTTAGAACTGTGCTTACATTTGTTTAGAAGTAGAAGTTGCAATTATAATAAGTTTTTCATATTTAAGAAAAAGTAAAACGGAGTACATAAATCGAATGAGAAGCACATGATTAATTTCTTGTGTTTTTCTTTTAAAGAAAAAGGTGGTGACGTATGGCTGAAACAATTAGAGGATTAAATATAAAACTTGGTCTTGATGGTAGTGAACTTGAGAATAAACTAAAGAATGTTAAAGGGGAACTTAAAGAACAAAAGAAAGACCTCTCAGTAATAAATAAGTCATTGCGTTTTGATAGTTCAAACATAGATTTATGGAAGAAAAAACAATCAACGTTGAACGATACAATCAATACAACTAAATCAAGATTAGATTTGCAAAACAAAAAATTAGATGAAGCTAAAAAAGCTTTAGCTTTAGGAGATATTAGTGAAAAAGAATTTAAATACTTAGAACGTGGCGTAATGTACTCCACTGCGGAAGTTGATAAACTCAATTCTGAATTGGTAAGGACGAAAGAAAGGATTACATCGCTTGGTAACGCTAAGTTTGATAAGATAGCGAAAGTTGGTGGGACCTTAACTAAAAGCCTTACTGCTCCAATCCTCGGAGCAACTGCAGCACTAACAGGGTTTGCTATAGCTTCTGGAACAGTAGCAGATGAATTTAATGATCAAGCTTTAAAACTTGGCTTATCTATGGAACAACTCCAGGAGTGGAGTTATATTGCAAAGTTAAACGCAATTGAAAGTACGTCACTTGAAAAAGCATTTATTAAATTGAATGGTGCTTTAGGTGATATTGCTAGCGGTGATACGGATAAGTTAAGTGAGTCTTTGGGAAGAATCGGACTCTCGATTGAGGATATAAAAAGTCAAGATGCTGACGGTGCGTTTGAAACTATACGCGAAGCGATGAGCGGAGTTACAGATGAAACAACTAGAGTAGCAGTAGCGAACGATCTATTTGGAGAAAAAATAGCGTCTGAGATGATGCCTATTTTATTATTAGAACAAACTGAAGTAAACAACCTTAAAGAAGAATTACATGGTCTTGGAATGTTAACACAAGAACAAGCAGATATTTCAGGTGAGTTCAATGATGAATTAGATAAAACAAAAATGGGAATTACAGCTGTTGGAGCAAATATAGCTGAGGTTCTACTACCAATATTAACTAATCTAATGACATCCTTTCAGGATAATGTAATCCCCGTCTTAAATAGTGTAGTTGAAAAGTGGAAGTCATTAACTACAGGACAACAAAAGTTTATACTTACAATGATTGGTATAGTTGCCAGCATCGGTCCTGTGTTGCTCGCTGTTGGAAAGGTAACTCCGATAGTGAAGACACTTGGCTCCTCATTTAAAATGCTCGGACAGAGCGGAATATTCGCAGGAACTGGGATTAACTTTGCTACACTTGGAATTGGAGCATTAATAGCTATTATAGCAATGGCACTAATGCAAAGTGAAGAGTTCAAAGAAATACTAATGCAGTTGGGTGAAACTATCATGGAATTAGTGACACCAATAATGAATATAGTAGAAATATTGATGGAGGCTCTTGCACCCATCTTTTTATTTGTTGCAGATACTGTAAAAATACTACTCGACTTACTTATGCCTTTACTTGAAGTTGCTCTGTTACCACTGCAAGCTAGTTTTGGATTGTTAGCAAAACTAATAGAGCCATTCGTGCCATTACTTCGATTAGTGGCCAATGTAATATCTAGTGTAATGGTTCCTGCTATGGAATTGTTGTTTATGATTATTGAACCAATTGTTTCTGCAATCACAGAAATAGTAAATAGTGTTGCAAGTGCAGGAAACTGGATACTTGATCTGCTAGGTTTAAACAGTGGAGCACAAACATCTAGTTCAAGTAATACAAATACTACAAACGTATCAAATAATGTCACGGTAAACACTACAGCACAACAGTTTGATATTAACTCAATTAATAATGCATTAGGAAGTGAGTATCTATGATAAGAAAAATTTGGCTTGAAAGTGAAACAGGATCCGTGTTTGAATTTAACGAAGCGAATAGAACACTTGTTACAAATCTTTCAGGGTTTGGTATAAATCTGTTGAATGGATATATATCATACAATGATAATTATAAAAAATATTTAGAGAATATTCCTTTAACGGATATAAGTGCAACCTTGCTGTTCCTAAATGGTTATGAAGGATACGGAAGGTTTGTAGAGTATTTAGAGAATAACAGCGAACTACGATTATATTTTGTAACTAAAAGTAAAAAACGATATTGTAGAGTAAACGTAAGGGAGTTAACGAAATCAGATATATCAGCTAATAGCATAATTAGCGAATTGAAACTAGAGAAGACGAGCATGTGGTTATTAGATGTAATGAATAGCATTGAATTAAATAATGAAGTAGTAGGAAAGGTATACCCTCATACCTTTCCTTATCTATATAATGAGTCCTATCAGGGAATAGTTGAACTAAACAATAAAGGGTATCGTCCTGCACCAACAATAATTCAAATAAATGGATCGGTTAAAAACCCACAAGTATTACTTTATAAAGATGACATACTAGTATCATCCCTACGAGTATATATTGAAACAGACAATGAATTTCACAAAGTGATAATCGATTCACGCGAGAATCTTCAAAAAATTGTGAAGCTAGAAAATCATCTTGTTACAAATATATATGATCAACAAGATTTTACAAAAGATACATTTTTATATTTACCTGTTGGAATAACCAAAGTAGTGTTTGATCCTGGAAAACTAAGTAGTGCGACATGTAATATTATGTTTGTCGAGAATTACTTATCTAGCTAATGCAATTACTAGTTCTAGACAGACATTCACTCCAGGTGAAAGACTATTATTTTATAGATAGAAACTATGAAATCAACATGGATTTAGTGATTCCAAAAAAGAGTTCATTTGGAATTGAAAAAGAAGTGATCAACGTGAATGTTGGTGACCTAGTTACAATCAAAGAGGATGTGATTAACTATATTGGTGTAGTTGATACAATCGAACAGGAATCGTACTACAAGTTCAAACTATTATCCTTCGATTTGGTTCAAATATTTAACGTTGATATATCTGTAGATAATTATTCAGGTAATATTGGATTATTACTGAAGACTATTATTCAAGCAAACTATATATCTTGTAATGATAGATACCAAGCGATGTCTTATTTGAATATTATCAATAATTCTAATGCAGCTGGTGAACTTCAATTTGAAGAAGGCAAGTTAATAAAAGTTAGTACGATTATTGAGATGTGTTACAAAAACTATGCAGTCGTTTTAAAACCAATATTTACATTTATACGGGGTAGAATTAGTGGGTTAGATTTATATATAGAAGATGTGTCAAATAAAAGAATTATTAAGAATCAAGCAGGACTGATTCGTAATCTAATTATCAAAAAGAACAGTAATCAATCAATTAATAAAATGATATATATTCCAAATAAAGAGAACACAACATACAAGCAAAATGTTGAGTTCTTTTTACTGAAAGACAATACAATTACAAAAGACTCAAATCATGCATTGCGATTTGAAATCCCTAGAGCGAAATCAATTCTTTTTAAGGATGATGAATATTCGACAATTGATGTTAAAGCGGTACAAGAATTAAAGAGTTCAAACTATGATCATAATGTAACGTTTGATATTGAGATGAGTAATAATTTAATTACACCAACAGTAGACTTCAATGTTGGTGATGCAATCGAGTTTATAGACAAAGATTTAAAGTATCAAACAATAGTTACAAGTATTAAGTATCTTGCTACTACAAAAATCGCGACTATTACACTAGGTGAATACCGAAATAAACTCACTGAAAAGATAAGCATTTTGTCAAAAAGTATAACCAGTAATCAATCTAATGGTGTTACAACAATAATCAATAATTTAGATGGAGGAGAGTTTTAAATGGCAGTGAAAAAGCTAACGTTTAACGGAGAGAATAATACAGCTGAACAAGCTAGTAAAATACATCTAGCTTTGCAGTCATCCCCTTGTGGGGTTTTGGAAGGTATAGGTAGTGAATGTGCCTACACTTTTGCAAATAATAAAATCACATTCAAGAGTGGCCTTGTTTCAGTGTATGGAAGAATGGTAGAAATTGAAGAAAGTACAGAAGTAAGATTGGAACCTGATGGACACTTATATGGGTACTTGGTTCTTTATGTAAGTACTCACGATGATACAGTGTTACTACAGTTAAAGGAAAGTGCATCTTTGCCAAGTTTGCAACAAGATAATCTTTCTGTATCACCAGGTGTTTTTGAAATGCCATTGGTTAAATATCAAAAGACTTTAACTGCAGTTAGCATTCTACAAAATACTGAAGAATTATTAGTGAAAAACATAGAAACAATAAAGAGTGAGACTGTTGAGGAACTTAAGTATCATTTTGAATCAGTAGGTACAAGAGAAGTAACTAGAACAGATCATCTAAATGCATCACATTATTTTAATTTATCTTTGAATGAAACTGGGAAAGTATTGTTAATGATGACTATTAACGATGTAACAGATAGAGTTTTTAGTAGTAATATAATTTCCCTTGGTCCAGGTACTGGGATTCATTATATTTTAAACGGAACTTCATATTTAGCTGAGTTAGTCAGATATGATACAAGAATAGTAATAACCACAGCATCCAGCTCGCATGAAGTAACTGGACTTTGGGTAATTAAATAGGAGGAAGACATGGCAGTTATACAAATCAAAAGAAGAACAACAGCAGGTTCTGGCCCATTAGTAGGAAGTTCGGGTAAAATATATCAAGCGGAACCACAAGTTGATACAGATGCAGGAAAGTTATTCATTGCAAAAGCAACAAAAGTAGCATCGGCAGGAACACAAATTACTGAAGCTGATTATATAGAATTTTTAAGTACACCAAAAATACAAGCACTTGTTACAACTGCACTAATTGGACTGAATTTAGGATCAGTTTCAACTAAAAACACTGGAACGGGAAGTGGAAATGTTCCGATTCTAGATAGCAGTGGAAAACTATCTGATTCAATTATTCCGAAGATCGCTATTACAAATACGTTTGTTGTTTCAAGTCAGGCTACTATGTTAGGCCTATCAACTGCTCAAGAAGGTGATGTCGCAGTTAGAACAGACATTAAAAAAACATATATCCTTAAAGCCACACCGTCATCAACTCTAGCGAACTGGCAGATACTAGAATCACCAACAGATGTAGTAACTAGTGTAAACGGTTCAACGGGTGCAGTAACTATATCGTTAGCTGCACTAGGCGGTATTTCAACTGGAACATTTAGCTCTCATGTAGGAAGTAATCTACATCTTAATCAGACCCAACGAGATATTATCGATAGTGTACGTCGAATTGAAAACGAAGAGAGTTTAGGACATGTTATTGTTGGAAATGAAGATTTTGAACATGATGCAATTCAGTATGGAATTCTGTTAAATCAAGTAATAGACACATCTGGTACAGTTCCTACAATTAAGCATAAATGGGGTGTAAATAAAAATATGGTCCTGACACCACAAAGTGTAATTAACGGTGGGTTCTTTTAGTGTCAGTAATCAAGCTTAGAAGAGGGACAAGTATTCCAACCACATCAAATACTCAGCCATATGAACTAGGCTACAACAAGAGTTCTAATCAAATGTATATACATGATGGAACATCCATTGTTCGAATGGCAGGTAAAGCATGGAGAAGAGTTACCAACAGACAAACAAAATACTCGTCAATGCCATCATCCTATTTAGAAGATGCAAAATCGATAATGATTGTATTTGAGAAAGACTTTGGTATTGATTTTAAAATTGGTCAGATTATTATACCAAATAAAATTATTATTGGTAATTCATCAAATACTGAAATAGATAATCCCAATGACTATAAGTATGGAGATGGGTATCACTCATTAATTTGGGCAAACCCGGACAGTATGGAAATTGAACAAGCAATCATTTCCATAGGAATTACAGGGAGTAACTTTTATGTATCGTCATATACAAGTGGAGTTTTAATTACAATATACATCGACACGAATTATTAAGGAGTGAAAATATGGCACTAAAATTAAGAATTCAAACATCGGCAGGTATAGATGTTGAATACCATAGAATAATCTCAACAAATATAAACTGGATAAATAAAAAAATAACATTCACTGTAGCTTCTTACTTATCTGAGTATACAAGAAGAACGGAAAGAGATCCAGTTGAGACACAAGATATAAATGTTGTACTGGATCTTGATGTTTCATCGGGATCTGAACAGCTAATAACTAAGTTATATGAATGGGTAAAACGTAATGCAGTTGGTTTTGAAAATGCAATAGACTGTTAAGGAGGTAGTGATAATGAACTGGGAAAATATACTGATTTTATTTAAATTGGAGAATCTTATATATTGGATAGTATCGATAATTGTTATCATCCTAACCACTATTAGACAGTTTAATATTCAGGATAAAAAGAAAGACATACAAGGAAAATCTATTCTCTCTAATTTAGCAAGAATTGAAAAGCAAAACTCGGAAATACTAAACAAGTTAGATGATCATTCAAGCGATATAAAAATCATAAAAAAAGATGTTTCAGTGTTGGAACATCGAGTGACTCGCCTAGAAACATCTCATGCTAATCTGTATAAAAGAATTGACAAGGAGGAAAAACAATAATGGAAACTATATTTACAGTAGTAATCGTCTATGCAATAATTGTTACGGTTTTATACTTAAATGACAAACTAGAATCAAATAAAGGACTTACAAAGATTATTGATGACATAAAGTCTGATTTACATGAATCAGCAACAAACATTGGTGACCTAGTTATGAAATCAAAAGAGATTATATTTGATTCACAGTTCACGGATGCAATTAAAGAATTCATTCTGATAGTAGAAGAAAAGAATCTAATAGCAAAATCTAATGGGGATGTGTCCCTTAAAGGTAATGAAAAGAAACTAGAGGTATTTAAACGTTTAACAGATTGGATTTCAAATTTAACAGGATCCTCTGATCAAGCAGTAGCTTTTATTGATGACAACAAAGCAAAAGTTGAGAAAGTGATCAATGACTTCATTGCCTTCTCTAATAAAATGGAAGGTAAACAAACTCTATCTGAAGCAGAAAAACTGATAGAAGATAAACTTAAAACGCAACTGTAACTATAAAAAAATACTAGTTGCTATCACTGTGTACATTAGGTAACATGTGTACTAACAAAAAAGGAGGAATTAAAAATGTTAAACCAAGTTATTCTAGTAGGAAAAGTAGTAGAGATTGAAAACAACGAACCAAGAGTTACAATTAGAGTTGATAGAACAAACCAAATAAATAGAGAAGAGGACTTAATACCAATTAAACTAACAAGAGCGTTGGCAGAGTCGTCATTTGAATATATCAGGGAGGGAACAACCCTTGGTATTAAAGCAAGTCTAGAAGTTGCAGAAGGAATTGTTTCCGTTGTAGCGGACAAATTGACATTCATTAACACAAAGTGAAATTTAGCTCCTTAGATGGAGCTTTTTTTTATTTGAGTAAATTGCATCCGATACCAGTATAATATTAATGTATAGAGGAGAGGAGCTTGTTTTTAAAAAAGATTATGTTTTGCTTGTAATAGTTACGTTACATTGTATTGCATATTAAGTGAATAATTTCTTTCAAGTGATACAGAGGGTTGTATTCATTCGATATAAAAGATCTAAACGCTACTCGTTCAATAATATTTTTAGTGGAGTGACATAGAAACATAAAACTATACTTGCAATAAATTTATTTTGACATTCGAATTTCCTTCAAGTATAATAAAATTAAAATACATGCTATTTAAGGGAAGTGGTATATAGTGAGAGAACTTTTAGACTAAATTTTATATTTTTAGTCATTTTTTTGTATAATTTTTGTATAATATAAATCAAGAAGGGGATCAAAATATGTTTAAGAGAATAAGAAAACCAATAACAAACAGACAATTAAACGCTATTGTTCAAATTGTAAAAAAAACAAAGAAGTTAACTGCGATAATTGCTATGTTAGGTATTATTTGGTCTAGTGGACCGATGCAATTTTTGAATGCTATGGCACCGCAAGACTTTGAAAATGTCATTATTGATACAAACGATATAGAAGAAGTAAGTAATTTATTATCACAATATCCAACTACAACTGATTCGGACTTTGATCCAAGTCAAGTTGAAATCGATAGTGAGGTAGAAAGTGAACGTACAGAAACTTCAAAGACATTTAGAAAGATAGATGGAACATATGAAGTAGCGATGTACAACGATGTTATTCATTACCTAGAAGATGGTAAATATAATCAAGTGGATAATAGTTTTTTTGATCTTGGGACTGAATTAGAAAACAAGGCAAATAAGTTCAAGTTGAAATTACCAAAGAAACTTGATGATAACAAAAAAATCAAGCTATCAATGGATGGGTATTCTATTGATTGGAGTATTCTTGATATTGATTCATCAGCTGTTGAATATGATGAATCAGAAATTACACCAAACAATATTAAAGAACTTGTGAATATCAATCAAACTGTGTTCTATAGAAATATTCAACAACATGTTGATATTGAATATATCATTACAGGTTCTAAAATTAAAGAAAATATCATACTAAATCAATATGTAGAAGATTTTAGTATGACATTTGAATATAAATTAAAAGATTTAGAGTTAATCACAGCTGAAAATGGAGAGATTGTATTCGTTAATGATAATAATGACGTAATCTTTGTTTTTAGTGATTTGTTTATGCTAGATAATGAAATGAATGAATCATTTGATATAGACTTTACTTATGTTAAAACAGGGAATAAGAGATATGAAATTACTATCACACCAAGTGATGAGTGGTTAGAAAATGCGGTATATCCTGTAAAAGTAGATCCATCACTTGAAATCAAGCCAGAGGATGGTTTTATTCAGGATTTGTATGCTAATTCTTCAGTAGTAAATGATACATCATCAGTCTTAGCAGTCGGATCCGTATCTTCAAATGCTTACAGAAGCTATCTAGAAATAGATTTAGATTTATTGGATAGTTCATTGAACAGGAATCTAACTTATGCATTTTTAAGATTGAATTCTTATGGAAACTCAAATTATTGTGATGCTACCTGTCAAATTAATATTAGGGAAGTGAAAAGTCATATTACTTTTTCCAGTATTATAAATGCAAACGATGATAATTTGGATAATCAAGGTATTTTAGATGATGTAGAAGATAGAATAATTGACTATAATTGGGTAAATTCTAGTGATGCAATGAACAAGATGTACTCGTGGGATATCACTACTTTAATCCAAAAGTGGAATTTTGATGGTGATACCTCAGGAATTATTGAAATGAGAGCGGAAACAGATGTAACTGGTGATTATGTTCTATTTGATTCGGCAAATAATTACAGTGGAGTAAAACCAGTAATTGAGATTGGTTATATAGATACTGCAGGTATAAAGGATTATTGGACATATAGTCAATATAGTGCAGGTCAAGCTGGTACTGGATTTGTTTCTGATTACACAGGTAACCTTACTCTTGTTAGAAATGATTTAGATTTTTCAACAGAAAGACAATCATTAAACTTATCGTTTTCTTTTGATACAACAAATAAAAACGTTGATTTAGGATACGGTTTAGGTTGGAGAACGAATTACAATATTTTTATTACAGAAATAGAGGAAAATGAAGAGTATATGATTACAGACAATACTGGAAATCAAGTTCATTATTATCCAGCAACATGTGATTCTAGAGTTGCTGATTCATATCCAATTTACAATGATTGTTATGTAGCAGAAGATGGAAGTGGAAATATATATGTAAGAGCAACTCTTGATGATGAAGTACATAAGTATTTTTATGAACATTATATTTTAACGATGGATCAAATTGGATATTATTTTGGATCCGATGCTCATTTAGATTACATTAAAAATAACAAAACAAATCAGCAAATATTAATATCAAGAGAAGCAACTGATAAGAACTTAATTAAAAAAGTCCAAGATCAAGTTGGTAATAAAATTGATTTTTCATATGATAATGGTTTGCTTGAGTACACCACATTATCTTTGAAACAACAAGATTTAAGTTTCAATGTTGTTGAGAAGGTCGAATACTTTTATGATAGTACGATTGTTACTGGAAAAAGTGTTCTTGATGAAGTTAAATTCTATAGGAATTATGATACAACAAGCTCTTTAACATTAGATGAAACTGTTGAATATACATATAAAACTGATGGAAAACTAGAGTCAGCATTAATTCAGGAGCAAGAGAAAAAGCAGTTTTCATATACTGGAGACAAAGTATATAGTGTAATTTCTTACTCGAATGGTAGAAACTTTGGTGCAGTTAGTTACAATTATCAGTTTGGAAAAACAACAATTACTGATTTAGAGAATAACTATGTAATCTATAAGTTCGATAGTTTTGGACATACAGTGAACCTTTTAGACAAGTTTGGAAACACTCAGTTCTTTAGTTATTTGAATCTATTTAAGTATAATCTTGATACAGGAACAGTTGGTGAACAGATTGCGGATATATTATTTACAAATATGCAACCAAACTATATGAATAATCATAAACTGATAAGCAAATCAGATCCAATGAAAACCATAAACAATCCTGTTATAAATCACAGCTTTGAAATGACAAACACTATTACCTGTGGTAAAAGGTGGGATTTATATACTGATGGTATATATAAAGACGGTAGTCAGATAAGTTTACCTATATGTACAACAGATGAAAGTTTGTATGGTGCTCGTTCTGCATTATTGGACTATTCGTCGGCGAATGGATATAAAGAACTTAGACAAGATGTTGAGTTAAAAGATGGATTTTATACCATGATTGTATATGCGAAGAATGAGTCGGATGGTAATGATGCCCTTATTGAAGTAAACATTGATCGCAGTGGTGTGATTGAGACATTCACATCTGACAACATACCGAATGATGGGGAATGGAATGAAGTTAGAGTGCAGTTTGATACTGATGCTGATTTTGAGGATGTGACGATAAGTCTAAAGAACGGTAATGGTGGAAAAGTGTATTTTGACAATGTCCAAATAATAGAAGGTTTTAGGGATACTAGAATTAATCAGTTGGATGACTCGTCGTTTGAACTATCAACACCATCATCTTCTGGGTGGGTTATTTCTGATCCGGACGTAAGTCTTATTGATAACGATTCAATTACTACATCTCTTGAACAAGATATTCTCGGTAGCAAATCAATAGAAATAGTAGGAAATCCGAATGAAATAAATAATGCATGGACTAGTGTTACTGATTTTATGAGTTATGGCTATGCAGACGGTACAATTGTTGTTGGTGGTTGGGCATATTCTGAAGGAACCCCTACATCAATGGAAATATTTGGTCCACAAAATGAGTTTAGTACTGATGACATAGATAGAGTATTCAGAATAAGCGTAAAAGTATATGACTCTGAACCAGGTGTAGGTTATGTTCTTCTTGAAGAGCATTATATTGATTTTGATGCAACTGTTCAAGGGTGGCAGTATGTTTTAGAAGAGGTAAAACTAGACACAGATGTAGAATGGTTGGAAATCTCACTAGACTATCAAGGTGAAGGGAAAGTTTACTTTGATTCTATTCAGGTTTATTTTGAAGAGATGTCGACTGAATATGAATATGACTCGAACGGTCATGTCGTTTCAGTAACAGATTCAAGTAATGTAAAGACTTCGTTTGAGTATGATAATCCAAAGGATAGCAGACCGACAAGGATATTACATGGAGAAAATGATGTAATCGAGTTGGCAATAGCAGATGAAGAGTCATTTGTTAGTGAGATAATTTACAATAATGTTAAGAGTTTTCCTACAAAAAATAGTTATAGGCAAACTACTCAAATTGTTATTGGAGATACAGCAGCAATGTATTTCACAACATCTACTAGTTATCTTTCATCTGGGTTCAGTCAATATGTGCAATCTAAAACAAATGAGTTCGGAAAAACAACTACAAATTATCATGATACTTTGACGGGGTTACTAACGGCTATTGAAAACTCTAAAGGAAATGAACTGTATTATGATTATGATAATGAAGGTAAGCTTATTAAAGTAGTGAGTTTAAAAGATCACAATAATCAATCGGCAAATGTCTATGGACAAGTTGAGTATGAGTATGATTCACAAGATAGATTGAAGTACATCATCATGGAGCGTAATGAGCTTGATGAAATGACTTATTACTATGAAATTCTGTATGATACAGAAAATCGAATTGATGAAGTAAAAGTTAATTCTCAAAGATTAATGAAATATACTTACGAGAAAGAAGGTTCTGTATTTACGAATAGAATGGACACTCAAGAATATGGAAATGGTGACAAATGGGAATTCGAGTATACTGATGAAGGACAAACCTCTGAAGTATGGTTTGGAAACTCTGGTGAAGCTACAATCAAACGATTCGGGTATGAGTATGACCAATCTGGCAACTTGGCTGTATTCAATACTTTTGAATACGATAGCCAGACCCAAGAATACACGGTTGTATCAAGCGAACACTATACATACGATTCATCAGGTCGTGTTAAAAAAGTTGTTGATAACGAAGGGGATTCATTTGAGTTTGGTTATAGTGAAGATGGAAACCTAAGTGCTTTGATACTTGAAATAAATGGTGATGAGACTACAACATATTTCAATCATAATAAATGTTTAGAGTATTCCGGAGAAACATGTGTAACTGAATCAAGTCTTTATGACAATACTGCGTATGAAACATTAAGTGGTATAGATGTTGTTCGAGATTATAATTATGAAAAAACAGCATTGCTTAGATTAGATTATATCAATTTAGTTACAGGAACTACGAACTTATATAAACAAGATTATGTATTTGATGGGGATACAACCAGAATAAAAGAAATTCAATACACAATAACTTCAAGTACAAGTGTTGATTTTAAATACAAATATACATATGATTCTTTAGGGAATATAACTGCTGTATATTATTATGAGGGTGGAAGTGTAAAGAAATCAGCAGCATATGAGTATGATGAAATGAATCAACTAATAATGGAGAAAGTCAGTGATTTTGATGCTGAAAGCACTCAATTAACTGATACAAACTACAGGAAATACTACTATTACGATGACAGGGGAAACATTACAGATGTCAAGACTTTCTTGGTATATCAAAATGAATACTTTACAGGTGAAGACATCAGTACTGTTTTGCAAAACTATGGTAGAGAATCCGCTGATGTATATCATTCAAATGGGCTTCATTATACTATTCCTGTTCAACTTAATGTGGGAGAGACTTTTGATCCATTAACTGATATGGATTATACTTTTGTTGAAGCTACTGAGCAAATTGATATTACGAACTATGTATCAAATCAATATTGTAACTCAAATGTAAACACTTCAATTGAGAACAATTATTATGTGAACTGTGAAGTATCGGATGATTATGGGGATTTCCTTTTCTTCTTTAGAATTGAAATAATTGTTGGGAATCCAATTTCAGGACCAGTCACTCCACAAGAACATATACATTATAATTATGATGCAACATGGTTAGATCAAATGACAAGCTATGGAACTATAGATTATGTAAATGGTGTTGCTCAAACGGAAGTAGCGGTGCAAGAATACACATATGATTCACAAGGGAATCCAACAGGGATCACAAACTTCGTTTATGAAGGAGTTGAATATCATCATGCTGTGCTAGAATATGATGGTAGACAACTACGAAAAATTGAAGTGCACAATGATAACTCGGGAACAAATATACATATGACCATATCTTACAAGTACAACGATCAAGGATATAGAGTAGAAAAATCTATTGATGATGGTATTAATGTTCAAACAATTACTTACAAATTAAATGGTGATAAAGTATATTACGAAACTGATGGAACTTATGGTATAATTTATACATACGGTCAAGATGGAGCAATAATAAGTTTCAATTATGATTCAAATATAAGTGACTCAGTTGATGGTGTTGATTACTTCTATTTAAGAAACCAACAAGGGGATATAACAAAAATTCTTGATAAAGATGGTAATATTGAGTTAGAATATGAATATGACGCTTGGGGTAACATTATCAACTGGGAAGACATTAACACAAACCCATTAGCAACAATCAACCAGTATACATATAGAGGGTATCGATATGATTCTGAAATCTCGATGTATTACTTAAACAGTAGGTTCTATAATCCTACTGTTGGTAGATTCTTGAATGCTGATGGGCTTGTTGGGGCTAGAGGTAGTATATTATCGAATAATATGTATTCGTATACCGCAAATAATCCAATTAATTATTTGGACTCATCTGGAGAAAGTTGGATAATCATTGCTATAATAGTGTTAGCAGTGATCCTGATAGAGACTCTTCTGATAGTTGAAGTCGTAGATACTGGAGAACCGCTCGCTCCTAATAGCTCAAAAGAAGCTGACTTTTTTATTGGTGCTGAAAGGGATGCTGAGCACTATAAGGTCGGAATATTCACAAGTTATGAAACTGACGTATATAAGGATCGACCAACTGAAAATTTGACTTTGGAAGCTTTAGGTTATAAAGTAGGAGGGATGTTAGGATATGACTCTTCTAGTGAAAATCCATCTGGTTTGATTGCTCAGTTTGAACTAATGTTTGGAGAAGCTACTCTTGCTCAAGAAATATTTAGTATAGGTAAATTTGATGTGTCTTTTTCTGCGAATGCTCAAGCAGGTATTGGTGCTCATGTTGGTGCTATTTATGATAGTAATGGATTACACTTAGGAAGTGGTGCGGCTGCTCTAGTTGGATTTTCTTGGAATTTAAGTGTTAAGTATGATTTTGGAGGAGAATAAATTGAAGATATTTTATACTTTATTGGTTTTTATATTGGATTATATATTTTTGAGTCAAGTATTTACATATGATAAAAGTTTAGCAAACATGTCAATAATTGTTCTTTGTACTTATATGGTGATTTCAGCAATTATATGGGGCTTTAACAAATTACTGAAAAAGAAGGTGCTCTGGGTATTTGTTCTTCATAATGTAGTATTTACAGCAAGTGCATTTTCACTTTTACTCCATGCATTTGTAGAAAAAAGAGGTATGACTGCAATTATAATATGTTCAATAATCTTTTTGTTTCAGTCAGGAGCTTTTTTCTTCTATTATACAAAGATTCTACCCAAAGAAAATTTTAAGTAAATTAAAAGATTTGTAGGTAAAAACTTGGATTGTTGACGGTAATTTAGACTGTTAAAGTTGGACATACCGTTTTAAATAGAAAAGCCATCATTTGTTTGATGGTTTTTTTAAACCGTATTTTCAAATTTTACTGGGGTTCTATATCTTAGGGATGAATGTGGACGTTTTTCGTTGAAAAATACCATGTATTCGTCAGTGTCAACTAGACAATTCAAAGTGCCGATTTTTAGAATCATAAGGGAAATGTTATCCCTTTCAAAATGATGTTTACCAGTAATAGTCAGTATAATAGTATAATTGATATTAGTGGAAAACAATTCGTGAAATACGAGTACACAGCATTTGGAGTTCCAACCATATCCTTAGAAAGTGGACTGTGATGTTAGTTAAACAATGGGTATCTGTTCATCATATGCATATAAATATAGGGAAGAATAAATGATGCTAGGTAAACGAACTGAATATACACAAGAAAAGCAAGTGGTGATTATTGTATTGATTCTTACTATAATTGTATTTCTTAACCAACCTTTATAATCAACTTACTTTTATTTCATCTTGGCCCTGTCAACTACCTGTGTCTCGGGGGGATTTGAACTTAAAAAACAAGGAAACTCGAAAAATAATTTGAAATACACCTTAGTAAAGACCTTGAGCTTTATTTATATCAATATAGCAGGTTGGGTAAGACAACTATAGCAGATTGGGTAAGACAACTTGATTTCGTAGCAGATTGGGTAAGACAACTCAGTCGTAGTATCTGGTTTAACTGGGGCTTTCTTCTCATTTCTTAGTGGACCTGGTGCCCAACATGGTAAGTTATACAATAGGGCTCATACTTTAGAAAGATATAGCGATCCAAATAACAAAGCAAGACATTTTAGAAATCTTAACAAACAGCTAGCAAAATATACTACGCGTCTTAGAGATTCGGCTATGAAGGACATTAAAGGTGGAGTGATACTTGATTTAGTAACATCAATAATTGACAATCTAATTTAAAAGGAGTGATTTTTCTGAATTTGTTTAAATATGTATTTATAGCGCTAACAATTATTGTTTCAACTCTCATAAGAAAGATGTTGATAGGAAACAAAATAAAGAGCAGTAACTTGATTATTAAACAACCGAAATTGTATTTATATGGTGGAGTAATTTCTTTTGTCTTATTTGCAATTACATTTTCCGTGCTGTTTATACCTTTGGTGCCAATAGCACCCCACGAGCCAGAAGATGGATATGTACTGTTTGGATTTATTACATTTTTAAGTTTTTTTAGTGTTGGATACAT